TACCGTGAACTTGACAAAATGCGCGCCCGATCGCGCTGGTTACTCCGTAATAATCCGCACGCAATGGGCATGATGAATGCCTATATCTCGCACATTATCGCCACCGGAATGACATTGCAGTGCCGGACAGCGCGAACCATCAAGACAACCGATGCGGACGGGAACCCAGTTATTGAGTCCTTGGAAATGGATGCATGGAATGATTACACCGAGGATAAGTTTAATCAGTGGGCGGAATTTGCCGACGCGCGCAGCACGGAGTTATTGCCGGAATCATTTATTGATGACCAGGAATTATTCTTGCGCCGCCTGATCGAGGATGGGGAAGCGTTTATATACCTGGGGATTGACACCAGCCTGCCGGGTGTTCCGTTGCGGCTGATGTTCATCGAGCCGGACAGCCTGGACCTAACCATAACCGCACATGCCGGCAATCCTGTTGTGATGGGTGTTGAAGTTGACCAGCGAACCTTTCGACCTCTTGCGTATCACATCAAGCAAGGCACGACCGAGGCCGGGCTGCAAGGATTGCAAGGCAACACAATCCGTATCAAAGCGAATCAGATGCTGCATATCTTCAAGCGATTACGACCAAAGCAAGTCCGGGGGATCCCGCACCTGGCCGTTGTGATGCAAAAGTTTTTTGATCTGGACGAATGGACAGACGCCGAATTACTGGGCAACAAAATCGCCGCCTGTTTTGGGGTGATCGTTGAAATGCCAAATGGCGACGGAACGCCCGGCGTGCTTGGCGCGGAAGATACCGATAAGGGCAAAGTCAAAGACGCCGCCGGCAACCCGCTATCCACAGTCGAGCCGGGCATGATCGGGTTTATGCCAGAGGGCGCAAAAGTCAATGTGTTGAGTCCACAAAAGCCCGGTGCGACATTCGATATGTTTTCAAAGTATCACCTGAAAGCGATCGGCGCCGGAACCCTGGGCGGAATCAGTTACCCGGCAATGACCCGCGATACGGCGAACCAGACCTTTGCCGGCGGCCGCCTGGCCCAGCAGATGGATTATCAGGCATTCCGTCCGTTCCAGGAATTCGTTGCCCGTAAATTTTGCATCCCGATCTATCGGCGATGGTTACAAATGGCGGTGTTGTCGAACGTGGTTATTGCACCGGGGTATTTTGAGAATTCGCGGTTTTGGGAGTCCGCCGAATTCATGCCGCCCGGATGGAGCCGCGGCATAAATCCGCTGCAAGACGCCAACGCGAGTATTGCCAACATGGAAGCAGGGATCACCACGCTGGCCGACGAATGCGCTTTCAATGGCAAAGACTGGAAACGCCAGGTGCGCCTGGCCGGCAAAATCAAGCGGATGGTGGCAAGCCAAGGTTTGGTTTTGAAGGGGGTCAACCAGATCGCCGCGGAAATCAAGGCCGATGCGCTTGAATCTGACCCGGCCGCCGCCGAACTTCTCGCGGAACAAAATCAATGAGAGCTTGTCTAAAAGGATAATCCATGAAACTGAAAAAAATATCAAAGAAATCCGAATCGTTTGATTGCGAATGCATTGAATGTGGCCACGAACTATCAAGCGAAACGCATTGCAAGGATATCAAATGCCCTGAATGCGGCGGGCAGATGCGGCGCAAGGCGCGGCCCGGTCCTGGCCAAAAAACCCAAACCGCGGTCAAGCGCCGATTCGGTGATACCTCCGTTGACGTGCGCGAAGTCGATGGACAGGTGCGAGTAATTGAATCCAATCCGACGCCCGTTCAAATCACGCACACTGCGGAATTATATGAACGCGAGGAAAACGGCGAGACTTTAACCGGGCTGTCATTCTCAAGTGAGGATCCGGTCCTGCGTTACGGGGAAGCCGAAATCCTCTTGCACCGCGACGGCGCCGCTGACTTTTCCCGGTTGTTGAATGTCGGTGCAGTTTTGAAAAACCACGATCCAAACCTGATTGTCGGCGTGCCGACCAAGGTATGGATTGATGACCGGCATCGCGGAAATATGTTGATGCGGTGGGGGACAACTACGATCGCGCTTGAAGCAAAAAAAGAGGCGCTGGTTGACAAGACTTTGCGCGGCGTGTCGGTGGGGTATGCCGTCCGTGAATGGATTTACCTGCGGAATAATAACGAAACATATCAAGGATTTTCCGGCCCAGCGTGGATCGCCGTGAAATGGGATGCTTTGGAAGGGAGCTTGACTCCGATCGCAGCCGACCCGTCCGTCGGTTTAGAGCGAGTGGTCGAGATACGCCAAAAAGCAAAAGCAAAAACAACAAAAAATAAGGGAACGACTATGAAAAAAATTAAGTTGCTCCGCGCCTGGGAGGCGTCAGACGGCAAATCGTATGACGCGGGTGTGGAAATGGAAGTTGACGAGCGGACGTTTGCGGAATTGACCGAGGGCGAAAAGCCCGTGGCCGAAGCCGTAACCGAAACCGAACAGCGGACAGAAGTGAAACCTCTTGCCCTGGCGCCAAAAACGGAAGTCCCGGCGAAAGATGAGCCAAAAACCGACTACCGCGAGGAAGCCCGTACCGCCGTCCGCGAGGAAATGAAAAAGGAAAGCCAACGTGTCGCCGGTATCCGCACAATGTGCCGCCGTTTTGAAATGCCGCCGGAAGTTGCGACGGAATTGATTGAAGGCGAAAAGGGCATGGAGGAAGCGCAGCGAACCGTGCTTGACAAGATTGCGGATCAATCACGCGACCAGGCTCCGCGCGGAAGCATCACGCTGACAAAGGATAGCCGGGACAGTTTCCGGTCTGCCGCAACTGACAGCTTGATATTGCGCTCTGGCGTAACCCCGATAGAAAAGCCTGCGGATGGCGCCGAGGACTTGCGCGGTCGTAGTTTGCTGCGTATGGCCGAAGAATGCCTAATCCGTGCCAACCTGAAAGTACCGCAGGATATCAGGGCGATGGTCAGCCTTGCGCTTAATATGCGCGGGAGCGAAACCATAACCGGATCCACGTCGGACTTCCCGCTGATCCTGGCGGCCACGGCGAACAAGTCGCTGATGGCCGGCTACGAAGTCGCGGCGTCAACGTTCCAGTTTTGGGCGCGCACCGGAAGTCTTAACGACTTCAAAGCGGCGACCCGCCTGAAATTCAGTGATGTCGGCAAGTTGAAACTGGTGCTTGAAAACCAGCATTACACCGAGACCAAGCGAACGGAAAAGAAAGAGACCATCCAGCTCGGAACGTATGCGCGGATGTGGACGATGAGCCGCCAGGGAATCATCAATGATGACATCGGAGCGTTTACCACTACTCTGTTTGGTTTTGGCGTTGAAGCGAAGATGTTGCCGAACGATTTGGCCATTGCAGTGCTGACAGCCAACGCCGCCATGACCGACGGGTTTGATCTGTTCAGCACCCAACACGCGAATTATGGCACGTTAACCGCCCGGCGCCTTGACACCCTGGCGCATGCGCAAGACGCGTTGAAATACATGCGCGGATTGATGGCCAAGCAGAAACAATACCAGCAAGCGGAAGAAGCTGAAACGGCGCGCTATCTGAATTTGCGCCCGAAAATCTGGTTGGTAAATGCAGACAATGAATACTATGCCCGGCAGACAATCGCCAGCGCGACGGATGCCTCGCAGACTAATCCCGGAGTGGAAAACCCGTTCAAAAACCTGGGCATTACGGTTGTGAGCGAACAGAACATTCAGACCGACGATACGGATTACAGCCATTATATATTTGCTGACCCGCGCATTGCAGCGGTGGTAGAAGTGGCATTTCTGCAGGGCAATCAGATGCCCTACACCGAAGAACTCGACCAGACTGATACGGACGGCCGCAAATGGTTGTGCCGTCTGGATTGCGGCGCCGCCGCCGTCGATCATCAGGGCGGAGTCAAGGAGTTGGGAACCACTTAATATAACGCGTGAAGGGCTGGAGATCCCAGCCCTGCACCAATTGACAGATGCGGTGAATTGAAATTCGTAAACAAAGGAAAAAAAAACATGAAAAAATATTGGTCTTTATTGATTACCCTGGCGCTTATTACTGGCAGCGTATTCGCTGCACAGAATTTTCTTCAGGATTCGGGGCGGGTGACGTATGAAAACACGTCGGCGGCGCTCAGTTCGGGCGATTTGGTTGACCTCGGCGATCGGTATGGCGTATGTCTGGTTGATATTGCCAGCAATGCCAGCGGCGCCGTGGCAATCAAAGGTATCTGGAGCTTGCAGCGATATGATACCAATGCCATTGTCAACGGCGCAGCGATATATTATTCAACCGCCAGCAACGTCACCGGGACGGCCGCGGCTGATAAATACATCGGGCAGTGTGTCGCGGCGGAGGCTGTCTGCACGGCGTTGACAAATAGCCTGGGAGAATTTGTCAAGTTTGTTGAGGTTGATCTCAATGTGCCACAGCGGCAGTGTATTGTCGGTACCGACGTTCAGGCTTATGCCGCCGGCTTAACCGCTTGGGCGGCTCTGGTCCCATCGGCAAACGGGAGCGCATTAGTTGTAACCAACTATGCCACGATGAAAGAG